CTGGTGTAGTAGTAGTTGTTGTAGGTGCAGGCGTAGTTGTAGTAGTTGTAGGCGCAGGAGTTGTCGTTGTAGTTGTAGGCGCAGGAGTTGTCGTTGTAGTTGTAGGCGCAGGAGTTGTCGTTGTAGTCGTTGGTGCAGGTGTGGTAGTAGTTGTAGTTGGAGCAGGTGTAGTCACTGCTGCCAAAAATACACCTATACCACTTGGGTTACGAAATAACGGACTCACGGTTCTCCTTTTTAAATATTAAGCAAATCTAGATTGTGAAGCAATAACTGTAAATGTTGCTGCTGCTGTTTTTCTAATTTGGAACATATAAACATCTGTTGAATTGATATTTCCTGAAGAAGGTGCTGTTCCACCTAGCCATTTAGGAACTACTGCAGATCCATCAATATTAAATGCTGTTGCATAGTATGCTGTAGCACCATTTGGTGACTCAAAAGTAATTGTTATAGACTGTCCAGTAGACATAACTGAGTCTAGTGTTGTTACTGCATTGCCTCTAATATTTAACTGATAGTTTGCAGTAGCGTTGGAGGTACGAATATTAACACCAGCCACCATAGCATCAATATCAATTGCTCCATTAGCAGCAGTTGCTGAAGTTAGCGTTTGCTCTTTAGGTGCAACTAGTAATGCATTGTCTGATACAGAAATTGTTGGTACAGGTCCTGTTGGGTTTAGAATTGTTATTCCTGTACCCGCAGTCAGACCAGTCACATCGCCACTACCAAATGAGTTCCAAGAGGTACCATTATAAAATGTTGTAGCATCAGTGTCAGCAAGATAGGCAAACATACCTTCTTGCACAACGCCTACTGTCAAGGCAGCGTCTCTTGCTGCAGCGTTAGCAAAGTACATGATTGATTGATTCTGCAGGTTAAATTGAACCTGTGCTGCAGTTAGAACATCACCTGTAGTAAACAGACGATATCCAGCGTTTGGACTACCTATTGGCATCTTTTTTCTCCTTTAGTATGATAGTGCATTGGTATTTTGTGGAACTGTGTCTCCTAGTATACCTTGATTTGGTGAATCAAGTATAAAGGCCTGGATTATTGGCTCTGCTGTTAGCAGTTTTACAACCCATTTAGAGGGACTTATGTCTTGCTGAACACCTTGGATAAATAGTTCTCTTACGATAGAACTACCACCAGGCATTTGCTTTTCTGCTAGAATAAGGTTATAAATATCTGATGTTAAATTAACAAGAGTATTTAGTTCGCTTATGTCTGCATTAAGATTTAGTGTAATTGAGTCAATTCTTAGGTCTGCGTCTTTACGAGCATCAAGAAGTGTGTTTGCTTGATCTAATGATTCTTGATCTGACTGAATAAGAAGGTTACTTCTTTGTCCTGATTTAACAAAAAATCTATCAATACTGTCTTGATCTGTTACAGTTTGAGGAAGTGCAGGTCCAATACCATCGTTATATCTTGTGACTGTAATATCATTTAAGATAAGTTGATCATCAAAAGCAAAGTCAATTGACTCATATGGAAAGGTTCCAGGTGTTCCTAAGTCTGTATATGTTCTTGGCACCACATCTGCTCTTTTAGCAACATCATCACGATCAAGAAATAGTGTTTTACCAGATCTTTGCATAAAGAATGCACCAAACTCAGATTGCTCAACTGTTTGAATAGCAGCCAAAATTGATCTGTCTCCACCAGGATCTGCCTGCATTGTAGAATTACCTGGGCTAGTAGTTCTCATGGAATCTGGAAAACCAGCAAAAGTTAATATACTGTCTACTCTGGTACCAGATAACTGACCTGCTGTACAGCCAGGAATTGGGCTTAAGCCTGTAGAAACATTGTTAAGAAGTCTAAAGCCATCAACACATTGTAATACTACTGTAGAGGTTGCATTTGTACCTTCATAAAATCCTGTGTCGTATGATGTTATATATCCAGAAAATATGTTAACTTCTACTACATCTCCAGCAAACTCAGTTTGTGCATAGATTCTTATCTTGCGTAATGGAATTAATTTACCAAAGTATGGTCCTGATACATTCTGAGGATTAAAGTCTGAATTAGGATCATTTAATGTTACCGTCGCAGTTCCAGCCTCAAAGTTAGAAAGAATACGGTTACGGCCTCTACGAGTAGAACACTTTAATACCTGGGCTGAAACATCAACAAGGTCTGCTGGTACATCTCCTAATGTATTTGTATCTAAAATACCAAATACAGCACTGTCAAGAATAAGAGGATATCCAAATGATGGACCAGACGCAAAGTCAATTTCTACTTTTAATACTGGTAAAGTCATTTTATATCGCCTGCAATGTTATGCTGTTACCGTTATATTGAGCACTTAGAAGTCCATTTCTGACTGTTTGAACTAAGTCCTGCTCAGATGTTACAGATCCTTGTACAGTTATATTAATAGTTGGAGAACTTGTAGCCGTTCCACTACCAACAATGCTACTAGCATTATCCATAGTTGAAGACCTGAATCTGAATCTTTCATCATAGTCACGATCTGCTGCCTCAGCCCTTGCTATTGCTGAATCTGCTGCTTCCTTAGCCTTAAACGCTGCCAAGGATGATGCTATTCTAACTGCTTCATCTGCTGCTGCTAACTGTGCTGCGATTGAGGCTGCACCTATTGCTCCAGATTCTGCTGATGCAAGTCCACTTGGACCAACTCCTGCTGCAGCGATTGCTGCCTTTGCTGTATCTCCTGCTGCTTTTGCAACTGCGTATGCATTTGCTGCTGCTGCTGACGCTGCTGAGTCTGTCTTACTGCCACCAAGACCTGAAGAATCAGTAGATGATCCTCTAGGCTTGATATCTGCTGCTGTTGCTACGCACTCACCTGTGTAATAGTTATAGTAAGGTCTTGCAGTTCCACAAGGGCCTTGAGGAGTTACTACTGGAGGAACTACTACTGGAGGAACTACTGTTGGAGGAACAACTACAGTCCCAGTGCCAGCCTTAAGAAGTGCTAAATATCTTTCTAATGCTGCTGTAGCACTTAGCCATCCAATTTCTGCTGCTCTGGCAGGATCAATTAGGCTACCTGAATAAGAAACTGGAGAACCAATCTTCTTAATGTATTCAACTACTTGATCAGTGGTTAACTTCCACTTCTCTTGAATCTTAATAATTTCAGCATCAGTTAACTTACCGTCATTGACTATGCCAACAAAATCAGCGTACATGCGTACTTGATCTTCAGTTAAACTCCACTTAGCCTTAAGTTTCTCAATTTCAGCATCGCTTAAGATACCGTCATTTAATGCCTGGAAGAAATCAAGATACTGTGCTGCTTGAGCCTGAGTGCTACCCCAAGACTTAGCAAGGGCAATGACTTCATCATCTGAGATTGTGCCATCTTCAATAACCTTTAGTTGTAGCAAGTATGCATCTACTGCTTCAGTAGCCACACCCCACTTGAGGGCAAGAATCTGTACTTCTTGTGTAGTTATCTTGTTATCTGCTAATGCCTTGAGAATGTCATCGTATCTTGAAGCCAAGTCATTTCTAACCTTGAGAAGAAGAACTTCTTCCTTCATTCTTTCAAGTCTTGCCTTATCAATAGCATTGATATTCTTTTGTCTTTCTAAAAGAGCAATTGCTGCATTTAATTGCTTAGGATCTTCTTCATCTACAGTACCCTTGACACCAAGATCTTTTATCTTCTTTTTCTGTGCTGCAAGTAGTTTTTGTGCCTTTAATTCTAGGGCATCTCTTATTGCTTGCTTTCTTGCAGCCTCTGCTGCTGCTTTATCTTGTGCTATTTGAAACTTTAAATCATTAGCAGCAATAATTTTATCTAGTCTTGCTTGTTCTTCTGCAGCCTTTTTTGCTTCAAAATCTTTCTTTATTTGTGCGTTCATCTGTGCAAGCAACTCAGTATCGCTTGGTCCAGTCACTGTTTTTACAATGCCATAAAGAGCACCAATAAGAGCAAGACCCTTTAAGATTATTCCTACTCTGCCCTTAATTAAATCTAAGCCTTTAGTAACAAGGCTCGTAGACTTTGTTGCTCCAGCCACTGGAAAGCCCTTACCAACTTTGGCTGCTTCTCTTGCTGCAGCAGCAGCCTTTTTAGTCATAACATCAAATCGTTTACCATTTTTAACAATTTCAAAACCAAGGCCACCAAGTGTTTTGCTAAGTGTTCTGAAAATAAAAGTAGCAGCACCAGCAATAAAGAATACCTCACCCCATTTAATAAGACCAAGAATAGAAGTATTTAAAAATGAAGAAATGCTTACTAGAACAGTTAATAGGCTTGTTAGATTGTCGCCATTATCTATTAATAGTTTAACTACTGATGAAACACCCTTGAGGCTTTCTTGTAGTTCTTTTTCATTCTTATATATCCACTCATCAAGAGCCTCAATTAGACCACCTGGGCCTGTTAGATAGTCAACAAAATCTAAGATATATGGAAGTAAAATATATCCTAGTTTATCTATTACCTGATTGTAAGATAATGCTAATACTTTTAGTCTACCAGCAGTTGTATTGGCTGCTGCATATGCTGCTCCCTTGCTTATTTTGGCATAATCAGTTAATATCTTATTAAGATCTTTTTGCTTAAGAGCAACTTCATCAATAGGTAGTCCTAATTTTGTAAGTGCACCAAATTGTCCGTTTATTGCTTTGGAAATTGCTGCTGAAACAGTTCCTAAATCTTTTCCTGCTAAAACTGCAATATCTGTAGAAAGAACCAAAAGGTTCTGGGCTTGTGTGAGATCTCCTGTTGCAGTCACCAGTCTTTGCAGTGCTGGCATAAGTTCATCATTATCAACTGCAACCTGTAGTTCAAGAGAATCTAAAAATTTACTATTTGCAGCAATGGCTTCTTCTGTTGCTGCAGTTGTATTGCGAATTGTTAGTGCTAGAGCAGTCTGTGCTTTTTCATCTGCTACTGCACCCTTTACAGCATCTACACCAATTTTAACTGCAAATGCTCCTGCAGCAGCACCTGCTACTGCAAAGTTTCTTAATGCTTTCTTGCCAAATGCATCAATCTTCTTTTGGAGTTTGGCTATGTCCTTTTGAGCCTCTTTAGAACCCTTGTCAGAATACTGGGTCAGGATTCGTGCTACTACTGCACCTACTGCCATATTAGCCACGCTCCTTTTCTAGATTGCTTTGTAACTGTGATTTAACTTGGTTGAAGGCTTTCTCAACATTGTTAACAATTCTATCTTTATTCTTATCTACTGACTTCCATACTAAACGAGAAGCCTGTGATTCTTTCTTCTCAAGGTTGCTGATAAATGTACCAGTTCCTCTATTTGATCTACCTGCTAATTCATAGATTACACCTGCTGCAGATCTGTTCTTTAATGCTCCTGCTGATGTAGTATAGTCTCTTCGTACTTTACCCTCAGCCTTTGAAGATGAAATTCCTGCCTTGATAACACTCTGGTCCCATGCAGGCCATCCAGCACCACCACGAGAACGAGGGTTGCGAGCAGGTTGAGTAGACCATCCACTTAGTGGTGCGTCTGCTTTGACAAATCCTTGTGCTTCTTTTTTAGCATTTCTCAGTTCAGAATTAATAATCTTATTAAAACTCTTAACTGCATCTTTGTCAAACTTTTCCAATGCTTGTAGTGTCTCCTTTACTCCAGTTAACACTACTACATCTTTACTCATTACCTGCTCGCTTCCTTTGATCGTTCTTTGAGATAAATAACGATTGACTCAAGGACACCATCTGGTGCCTCAAGCAAATCTACTGGAGATATGCCTGTCTCCACAGAAATCATTGCTACCGTATAGGTTAGGCTGTTTCTGTGGACTCTGAATTTGGGTCTGACTCTAGTTCTACACTATCAAGTGTATCTAAGAAGGCTTCTCCAAAAGGCTTTACAGTCTTTCCAGCATCCTTCATGGCTCCCCAAGCCAAAAAGTAGATGTGTTCCATCTTCTGATCTTCTGTAAGCAACTTAGCAAAACCCTTGTTAAACTTTTGTTCAAAAGCAACAAGAGTCTTTGGACGCAAAGGATATACTCCTTCTACGCCATCGCTAGTCTTTACTTTTATACTTAATCCATCCATTTTGATTCCCCTTTCAAGGTATAGTTTGTATTATGGAGTTATGTCTTTTATTATTTCTCCAGAGATAGGCCAGTTCACCGTGATAGTACTTAATGATCCAACGCTTGCATTTATTGGAGTCCATTCAGTTACTAACGCTTCAAACTGATATTCTGGATTTGTAGCAGACTTTACTGTATTTATTGGTCTTACTACACATGAAACTTTTGTTCCTACACGATTTGGCTCTGAGGAGTACGGAGGTACGCCACCAAAAAACTCTTCTACAGAGTTATTAGCAAAATCTTGATAGAACTCAAAAGAAACTGAGTTAGTTCCAACACCTGCAATGACCTCTTTATAAATGATTCCAGACTGAACTGGAGTCACATCTAAAACATCATGCACAGTGCTTATTGTTATACTTGAAATATGGTCACTAAAATCATAGGTACCTTCAAATACAACATATGCGTTAGTTAGAACTATTTTTGCCATGATTAAGGAGTTACATCCTTAACGATTGCACCTGTGATTGGCCATGTAACTGAAGCAGTTGCGAGTTCTCCTACTGCACCATTTACTGGAGTCCACTCTGAAATCAAAGCGCTGAACTGATATTGAGGCGAATCAACAGAGATTGCAGCATTTACAGGCTGTACCTGAATTACTGCTACTGTTCCTAGTAGTGGGTAGATTGTTGCTTCTACTTCACCTGCTGCGAAATCCTGATGGAATTCAAATGTTACTGCGTTGTCAACAAGTCCTGCTTGTCGTGTTCGTGCTGCTGCTGGTACATTTCCGCCACCAAACGCAGTGGTTTCAACTGCGTCCCATGTGGAAGAAAGTGAAACTGATGAAATATGGTCGCTAAGATTTACTCCTGCGATTGTAACATCAACATTTGTTAAGACTATTCTAGCCATTGTTATTTTCTCCTTGTTCGTTATTTACTGAGTTAAAAACAGGAAATTTTGTTTCCTGCTGTACTGCTGGTACTTCTTTTACTGCTGGTGTTACCTTTGCTGCATTTGCGGCTTTGATATGTCCTGCTGCAAGAAGAAATTCAACATCACTTCCTGCCTCTAGTATATCATCTTTGGTAAGTTTCTCATCTTTTACCTTACCGCAAACTTTCTTGTTTGAGATTACTGTATATTCCATTTGCTCTCCTTAGCCCCAGATTGTGAGGTTATAGCGATATGATAAGAAAG